ACTCGGTACTTGTAACGTCAGAAACTGCAACCTTACCGCTTCCATCAGAAACCAACGCTCTTGATGCCGTTAAATCTGCATCGTCTATTGTTGTAGCCGCTCCCGTAATAGTGGCTTGTTTGCCGTCTATTTGCGTCTGAATAGCAGAAGTTACTCCGCTAACATATCCGAGTTCAGTAGATGTAACAGAAGAAACTTCTATTTTACCCGTTGCTGAGGAAGTAACCGCACGAGATGCAGTCAAATCTGAACTGGTTATTGTAGTTGCCGCACCTGTAATGGTTGCCTCTTTTCCATCAATCTGAGTCTGTATTGCAGAAGTTACCCCGTCAAGGTATCCCAACTCTGTGGAAGTAACAGCAGAAACTTCAACCTTACCTGTCGCACTTGATGTTAATGCTCTTGAAGCCGTTAAATCAGTTCCCGTTATGGTTGTCGCTGCTCCTGTGATTGTGTCCTCTTTACCGTCAAGTTCTGACTGCAAATCTGTTTGACTTGATAACGTACCTGTAATGCCTCCCCAAGCAACTGATGAAGATATTGAAATATCACCGCTACCCAATAAGGATTGAGAGTTAACGGTCTTTATATTAGTTCCACTTACTAAAGTATCTTGTTTAGCATTCAAGGCGGTCTGAGTAGCAGACGAAACAGGTTTATCAGCATCAGCAGTATTATCAACATTAGAGAGTCCAACATCACCCTTTGCGAGTGTAACAGTTCCAGTTTTACCAGCGACACTTTGCACTGGTGCGAGAGCCTTGATTTGGCTTACGTTTACTTTCTTTGTCGTTGCAACGCTCGTGTCAACAATCGGCAGGACATCAGCGTCATCTACCGAAACAATTGCGTCTAATGCACTTATTTTTTTATCAGCCATCTATAATAGTATTTTGCTTGTGTTATCTTCTTGAAGTAAGAAATCACCGCTTTCCAATAACAAGTAAGCGATTGCCTCAGGTGCTTCAATTTCGTATATTTTCTCGTTTAGTTCAACGGTGTATTGTGTCGCTGCCGTTGGGTCAAAATCAACCTTAACAATTCCCCTCTCGACTAATTCATTAGCAAGAGCCGGGTCTGTGTTGGTGTCGGATGTTTGAGCGTATATCTTATACTCATACTCACCAGCGTCCAACGTGATAGTTGTTCCCTCGGTGATTTCAAACTTGTTGTACCTATCAGTGTAGGAGGATGAATCTGTAAGTATGAAATTGTAAGTGACAGCCGTCAATCTATGCTTTAAGGAAAACAAATAGTAAGGATTGAGGATCGTAGTTTTCTCCCCCAATGTCAAGTACCAAAACTTTGTTTCCGCTTTATTCAGTTGCAGCATCTATATATAATTAAGAAAAAACGGATTTTGGCGTAAAAAAAAAGAGGAGAGCCGAAGCCCTCCCCTATTAGAAACTATGAAAAACAAGAAATTATATTCCCAACGTCGTTGCCACAGCAGCCTGTACCAAGTATGGAGATTCAGCCTCAATCGCACTTAAAGTGAAATTGTAGCCTTGAACGTCACCCATTGCAGTTCCTGACTCAGAAGTCATTGCAGTGATGTCGCATCCGTACTCATTACCAGCTAACCAATAGTTATCATTGTTGTCCTTTACTATGCAGAATACTCTGTTCTGTGCTAACAACTTCAACTCATTACGCTTAGTCGTTGACAACTTACGCAAACGAGCAACAATATCAGATTGATTAAATACTGTTCCGTTCTCTTGTGATACATTTGTTGTGGTAGTCATGCTACCCACGCCCTTCGGAAGCTCATAGGTGTAAACATCCCCTGAAACAACTGTTGTAGCCGTTACCTCGCCACCGCTTACGGTGAACCCGGTAGAAGCCCAGTCGATCAAATGAATGCTCTTTATGCCTCCAACTGCGTCCTTGCAGTCTAAATTGAAACCCTGTGTCAGATTACAAGCCATAACTCTTTGATTATTAAAGGGTTAGACTTACGCAAGTGTGAACTCTACTAACTGATCAGGGAATGCAATTTGTACACCATACTTCATTGTAGCACGGAAACGAACCTCGTCGTTGTCCTGGCTATACCAGAAGCGATATTCTTCTTCTTCGTTTGCAAGGTCAGTACCTACAAAGAAGTTGCTCAAACGACCAGCGAACATTCTGTTTGTACCGCTTAGTCCACCTACTCCGATCAACTTTACGTTAGTACCGGGGATCATGATTTCCATTCCTTCCATATCTACTGCGTAGTGGAAAAGGTTAGAATCACGAAGTGCAGTTGTGTACTTCTTGAATGTGTCGATACCAGCGAAAATTACCAAGTCATCAGCGTCAGCGATGTCAGCAGGTAAAGCGTTGTAGATATCGTCGATTAAACCTTCAACATTTGAAGCAGTGATTGCAGTTGCACTTGAAGTGTTACCAGCAACAGTTGAAGCAGAAGCAGCGTCGATGATCTTGTTGAAACCATCAAAACGGTTTGTGTTTGGGTTAGTGTTACTTGTTGCAGTGTCACCTTGCCACATTGATACTTCTAACAACTTAGCGATGCGAGATGCTTTCTCAGAACCAATCTGCTCTTCAAATGGAACAGCCTCAGGAGAACCTGGAGCGATTTGAGTTTGCATCCACTTAGCTTCTAAAGTCTTAGGGCAAAGAGTTTCCTCTACCTTAATCTTTCCAACAGTGATGTCACGCTGAGAAAAAGTTGTGTTTCCTGAAGCGTTGTATCCGCAGCCATCAGCTTGGAAGAATACGTCAGAAGTTAAGATGTTCAAAGCCTCAGCAGACTTTACACCTACTTGCACCTGACCAGCCGCTTGTAATACAGCAGCAGTCTTTGATCCGAAAAGGGATTTTACTACTAACTCGGTGCTTTGCTCGTTAGTATAGTCGGTCAAACCAGTTACATTAAATGCCATGATTATTTATTTTTTTAGTGTTTTTGCGATTTTTACAATGTTTGCGAATTGCTCCTCTTTCTTTGACAACTTTGCAGGAGCTTTAGTTGGTTCTTCACTTGGAAGGTCAGCAACCTTTTCTACCAAGTCAACAGTTTTACCGAATGCCTCTTTCATAGAGTTAAAGGCACTCTCGTTAGTGTTTAGTTTCTCCTCTAAAGAATTAAGTTTTTCAACTGCCTCCTCAAAGCGAGTAACTAAAGAATTGAAAGCCTCAAGCGAAGCAAACTCAGCAGGTGCTTCTTCAGCAGCTACTTCCTCAACTTCTTCGGCTGGTTCTACAATCTCAGTGACAACACCGCCCTCGGTGGTCACGAGCATTCCGCCTTCTACTTCGTGAACAGCATCAGGTGCAGCAACTAAGCCCTCACCTGTTTGCACAAAGATTTCAGTTCCAACAGCCAACTCACCTTCCCACTCAACGATAGTACCATCTACGAGTGTGGCAGTTGCCATTTCAACTTCTTTCTTTTCTTCTTCACCAAATAGAAGTGAGCGAATTTCGGTCAATACTTCTTTTGAATTCATCTATATATATTTAAGGTTTTAAAATAAGTGGCTCAGTTTTTACCATCCCATTTCTCGACTGCCTTCTTTACAGCGTTGTATATTGCGTTCAATTGGCGTTCTTCTTCGTTAACATCAAAGTCAAAAAAGCCCTCTACTGAGAAGCCTTTAAACTCTCCGTCTTTTACCCTTGCCCAAATATCATCATCGTTCACAATGTAAGATAAGAACCAAGAACCATCTGCTACCTCGTCGTAACCTTTAGGTGGGTATTTCCCACGCTCACGATCAACAATATAACTCTCAAACAATGAAAGCCCTTTTGTTTCTTTCTCGTGGTGGATGTTTACTGAATCATACAGGTCAGACTTTGCCCATTTCTTAGCAATCTGAAATATCGTGTCAGCGTCAAAGTAAACATAGTATTCACCCCTTGCCGCATCATAACGATATATCCTTTTCTCAGCTTCCATAGCCATGCCGGTGATTATTCTTTTCTCCTCGTCTTGAATAGCAAAACCAATCTGATGGCTGTGAGCTTTTAACGGAGTTTCAATGTCTGTGTGTGCTTCCTCTGCTGAACATGGCATCCACTTGTCACCCATTTGATGTGATCCTGTGCAACCTATCTTCTCAGCGTATGCTTCCGCCTCCTCTTTAGTGTTAAACAATGGCAAGTCCTCAGTGATGTATCCCGGTAAGGTTGAAACGTCAACATCATACTTTTGTTTTTTCTTAGCCTTTCTTAATTCTAACTCCTCAAGCTTTCGCTCTGTGTATCTGAGCATTTCATCTCCACCCCATAGCAAATAAGAGATTGTACCACAAGCCTCTGTGTCGCTTGGGTTGTAGTATTCCCTTGCTCTACTTAAATAAGAGTAAGTACGTTTTATCGTTTCAAGTGAAAGGTTTTCACGAGCTACTAATTGTCTTGCTCTGTTCTTACCTACTAATGTTGCACAATCATTTCCGAGCTTTTCGTTTAGGTTGATTCCACGTTGAGCGTTTTGACTTGCCGCCTTTGGGTAATCATCAAAGAACTTCTCACCTTTCCAATAGTTGTAGCAAATAGCAACCGCCTGGTCTTGATCGTATCCTTCACCGGTTACTACTTTCACACATCGGCTAATAAATTCATTCTCAGACTCTCCGCCTCGTGGATTGACAAAGTCTTGGTTAAAGTATTGAAAATCTCTCTCAATGGCTGGATTGGTTACAAGGCTAACAAAGTTCACTCCTGTTTCATCCTCGTCATTGATGACTAACTTGTATACTGGTAGTTTGTCCATTTTATATAATTAATTTTTTTAGTTTATTGGTTTACTTTACGATTGACACATCCTCTGTGACTTTGACTTTTTCTTGGGTGTTGCTAATGTCGTACTCAGTGACATATATTCTCTGTTGCCCTGTAAATTGCTCTGTTCTTGGAAGCCTTACAGCAGGTGCATTCAATCCTTGAGCAAAACCTCCTCCACCTTGTCCACCTTGAACACTAAAGGCTGATACTCCCGTAAATTCTTGACTTCTGATTTGCTGAACTTGTGCTAATCCAAATGCTGCGGCAAGTAATGCTTGAGTAACGGCATAAGCCCCAGCCGTCGCTTGGTTCAATGGATTCTTCTGTGCCTCCTTATAAGCGTTCACAGTTGCTTCAATCGTGCTGATTGTGGTTTGTACAACTGCAAGTCTTTTGTTTAACTCAAACGCTTTCTTTTGACGTTCTTCATCTGCACCTGCAAAGGCATTTGACAAAGCACCCACAACGCTTAATGTTTCTTGGAATGTGTTAACAATGTCTTGACCATACGCCCCTATGAACAACTTGGCTCTTTCTAAGGCTGATTTTTGTCTACCTTCAACAAATTCAAGTGTTGCCTCAGTAGTTCGCATGGTAGCCTCTCCTGTTTCGGTTATTGTTTCAACGGTTTGACCTTTGAGTTCATTCTGTTTGTCAATGAGTTTTTGCATTTCCTCATTGTTCTTACGAATAGCCTCGGTGTTATCATCTATCGACTTTGTGGATTGACTGGTTTGTGCATTGTTTTTTTTCTGTGCATCCTCAAGAGCTTTAATCTGATTTTGTAATCTTAATTTTTGATTGGTTAGCTCAGTCGTTGACAATGTTAATCTTTGATAATTATCTCGATTTTCTTGAAGCTTGTCACTTTCAATTCCAAGCACCTTTAAAGTTTGCTCCGATTGTTCTTTGGCTCTTTTAGCAGCCGCTAATTGTAGATTTTGCTGATTAAGTTCTTCATCCACAATTTTTAATCTTGCTCTTTTTGCAGCAAGTTCACCCTCGACAATAGCAATTCTTTCAATTTGCAAGTCACGCAGTTTTTCATTGTAATCTTCTTGCTCTTGTGCTGCCTTTCTTGTTTCTTCGCTTACATCACTAAAAGCATTTGAAAGTCTTAACACCCCCTCGATAACCAATCCAATACCTAATGACAAAAACGCCTTTTGTACCAATGACAACGATACATACCAGGCTCTTGTAGCTCTCGCTACATTCAAAATAGCAGGAGCAAACTCTTTTAAATCCCTCAGACCTTGAGAGAAAACCAAAGCCCCTTGAACTCTAAGCAATACCTTTTCAAGTTCTTCTGATTCTGTTCCAAATAGAGCAGTTGCACCTGCCGCTAATTCAAAACCAGCAGTGACACCTTGAGCTGCACGAAATAATTGATCTGCTCCACCTCTTGCCCCATCAATAGCAAAATCAAGTTCCTCAAGTTGCTGTTTGTAGCGACCTGCTTCTTTGATTGCTGCTTGTGTACGTTTGTCATTGATTCCAAATTGCTGAGCGAGTTTCTCAGCTTCAAGTTGCGTTTGTGATACCGCATCGCCTAAATCCTCATAAGCGTCTGCTGCTTGTTTTACTGTATTGACTCCGTTTACGTCAATATCTATATTTACTGCTTCGTTTATTGCCATTAGTGTCCGTGAGTTATTATCCAGTATTGTGAGCCGTCAGACATGACTTGGTCGTATCCGTTCTTGGCGTTGTCTGTGTGAGATGTCGCATCGTCTATTAATACGCTTCCATCTCCTGCGTTTATTGTTACGTTGTGCGATGATTGTGTCTTTTTAATTACATACATCTTGCCTTTGTTTGCTGCTGATGGTGTTGGTAGAGTTACG